CGCAGGTATTAAGGAAGCACTTGCGGTTATTGAACATCTTAAAGATAACACAAAAACATCCGTTACAGTTAAATGGGATGGCAAACCAGCTGTGGTATTTGGTCGAGAACCCAACGGTACTTTTGTATTAACTGATGTAGCTGGCTTTGGCGCTGTGGGTTATAATGGTATGTTTACAAGCCCAAGACAAATCACGCAACATTTATCCAATAGAGATGCCGAAGCAAAAGCACAAGGCAAGTCAGCCAATCGTGTAGCTCAATTAGCGCCAATTTATCAAACGCTATGGCCCATGCTGGAAGCAGCAACTCCAAAAGATTTTAAAGGTTACATTCAGGGCGATTTATTGTATATTTCAACCCCGCCGGAAGTAACAGGGGCCTTTGTGTTCAAACCAAATACTGTGGAGTATAATATTCCAGCCAGTTCTAAACTGGGACAAGAAATAGCCAGCAGTCATGTGGGCATTGCTATACACACTTATTATAAAGAACAAGGTGCTGGTAAAGAACCATTAGGTAAAGTCAATTTAAATTCAGTTCCAGGTTTATTACTAATTGAACCTATTGCCCCACAAGAAAATGTTAGACCTACAGATAGTAATTTAGTTAAACAATTAAAAAGTTTAGTGAGTGCTAGCGGTAATTCTATCAATACGCTGTTTAATCCAGCTGAACTTCGCCAATTACAAATTAGTGATTTACCAAGATTATGTGTTGACTATATTAATAGTTTAGTTAAAGATGATACCGTAGCTAATTTTGACCCATCAACTTTATTGCCAGGGTTTGGCAAATGGTTACAAACCAAAGTGACTCCACGAAAATACAACAATATTGTAGAATACTTACAAAGCCCAAGAAGTAATATGGAGGGAATGAGTGCGGCATTTACAGCCTTTGTATTGCTACACAATATCAAAATGGACATGCTACAACAATTAGATCGTCAGCACCCTGGGCAAGAAGGCTGGGTAATTGCTCACCCAGGCGGAATTACCAAATTTGTTAATAGATTTGATTTTTCTCGGGCAAATGCGGCCCAAAATGCCCCACAATCCTAATCCAACTCCTTAATTTTTTGTCATTTGGCTAAATACAAATAGGACCTTTGAGTCCACATATATAAGGAGATTTAAAATGGCACAGATTCCATTAGTATCAGGCGGTTCACAACCAGTATTTTCCATTGACACACGCAATGGCCCACAAGAAGCAGCTAACGTTGCTTATACACCAGCAGCTACACCTACAAACTTTGCAGGTCCAGCTCTTGAGTTTTATCAAATCGGTAACTTGGTAGGCATTCAAAACCAAGCTCAAGTAAATGGTGCTGTTCAGCAGATCAATCAAGCATTACAACAGTTTTGCACAATCGCTATTGAGCAAGTTAACACAAACTCTATCAGCGTGGCAACATACCCATTAGCCGCTTTTGGTGGCAATGCTAGTGTTTCCGCTGCAGCTGTTCAAGCTATTGTTGTTGGTTTGGGTAATATCCAAATCACTAACGGTGGTGTAACAACTGGCTTTAGTGCTACTGGCGCAGCAGTAACAAACTTAGGCTTCAAGTTAGCAGCATCTTAATTTTAAAGTTTTTTTTAAAATTTCAAGAAAGCACCGCAAGGTGCTTTTTTGTTGGCCGCAATTTGTAGACATAAGTAATTGTGTAGCAACAGCTACACTCATGTTTTACACACACATACACAGAAAGGAGTATATACCATGAGCAAAACACCTTACGAGATCCGTCTCGAACTTTTAAAACTCGCAAAAGATTCTTTATTTGAACCCGTTCATCAAAAACGGGATGCACTTAAAGATGAGTTTTTTTCCAAAATGTCAGATGAAAATAAGGGCACTATACCTTATCCAACCTTACCTGGTTTTCCGGGCACTGATGATATCATTGCGGAAGCTGAAAAACTTAACAAGTTTATCAGTCAGTAACATAAAAACCCACTTCGGTGGGTTTTTTGTTGATTATAATGTAAAATTTACCAAGAAATATTATAAATATATTACCATACCAAAAAAGGTAAACAATGTCATTAACGATTGGATCAGGATTTAGTGTAGGTGCTGGATTTAGTATTTCAGTGGCCCCAACAGCCGTAGCAGGAGCTACATCATCAGTATCTGCGACTCAAAACACAGCAATCACTAGTTTTAATCCATTTAGTAGTGTTACTGGTGGAATTGCCCCATATACATATTATGTTAGTTCAGGTACACTACCTACTGGCATAGCTATCAATCCTAGTACCGGACTAGTGTCCGGTACTCCTACTGTCATTCAATCAGCAGCTAATGTGGTATTTTCCGTACGCGATGCCGCCAATTCTGTAGCTACAACAACTTCTACAGTTTCCTTTACTGTATTATCAGGACCATATACTGTTCAATATCTAGTCGTAGCGGGCGGTGGTGGTGGTGGTGGAGCTGGCAATCCAGGCGGTGGTGGTGGTGGTGGTGGTGTTAGATCATTAAGTATTTCTGTCACAGCCGGCACCTCATATCCAATAACTGTTGGCGGGGGTGGCCTCGGTGCTGGATGTTCTTGCGGGCCTGCTCCAGGCAGAGTAGCAAAACAAGGTAATCCATCGTCGGTATTTGGAACAACTGCTAGCGGCGGCGGATATGGCGGTAGCGGTCCCACTGGCACAGGTAACCCAGGCGGCTCGGGCGGTGGTGGTGGCAGTGGTCAAGGCGCGTCTGGTGGGCCTGGTAATAGTGGCGGATTTACGCCTGTTGAAGGATATCGCGGCGGTAATGCTGGTCCATATTCAGGCAACTCTGGCACTGCCGGTGGCGGTGGTGGCGCCGGTGGAGTTGGTACTGCTGGTAACCCTACCGGAGGTCAGCCAGGCGGACCCGGTGGATTAGGAATTCTTTGGCCATATACTGGATTGTATTACGGTGGTGGTGGTGGCGGAATGGGCGGAAGTGGTGGTGGACCATCTCCAGTAGCAGGCGGCTTTGGCGGCTCAGGCGTTGGCGGCATGGGCGGTAGTACTTCTGGTCGTACTACTACACCAGCTAGTTCTGGAACTCCAGGAGAGGACGGTAGAGGTGGCGGAGGTGGAGGCGGCTGGACAACTCCAACAAACTCAGGTAGTGGCGGTAGTGGCACAGTTATTATAGCAGTTCCAAATTCAGCATATCCAAGTGTAAGTGCTCCAGGAGCTGCTGTAACAACTCCGCCAGCGGCACCAGGAATGACTGTATTAACTTATACAGCTGCAAGTCCATTAACACCAAGTACATTTACATACACAGCATAATGAAAAGGCTCCGCAAGGGGCTTTTTTATTGACCCGTTTAATATAGGTTAAATATACCTATATTATGATGATAGATAAAATTACCGAAGTTACTATATTTGAAAGTCCCGATGGCGGCAAAACAGTTTATGCCCGCCGCCCCGGCAGTCATGTTAGAGAACTTTACAGTCGCGATCCTAAACTAGTTGAGCAAGAAAAAGAACTAAAACAACAGGAACGGTGGCAATATATTTTAGCGGCTAGACAAACTAATTCAGCAATAAATGAACTTTGCGAACAAGCGGAAATTTTATACGAATTGTCTAAAAAGGCATCGTGAAATTTATTTGCAAAACCTTCTTTGATATTACAGCTACAGGTGTAACAGGACATTACAAATCTTCTCGGGTTCCATTTCAAGATTTAACTGGTACTGATATTACAAATGAAATAACATGGAACCGCGCTAGAAATCAGCAAAGAAATTGGGAAACTATTACTCAACTGATAAGTCTACGGACACAAATTTCAGAATTACAAACTCCTAAAAAAGATAAAAATATCTGGCAGTTTGAATTTGAATCCGAAACACCATATGCGTTTGGGTCCCAAGATAATCCCACAGAACTGCTATTATCTGACTCGGCGGGTGTTCCCATGCTGGTGGGATTGGAAAATATTAAAGATTTAGCACCTTTATTAATTGTATCTGGCTCGGATCAAAACATATGGTTTGACATATTATAATAAATATATGATACTAAAATAGGATAAAATATGAGTGTCGAAGCTACTGATATCGAAAAGAAAAGTCTAGAGGCTCATGTGGAACTCTGCGCCGAACGCTATAATGCGTTAGAAGACAAAATGGTCACCATGAGCGAAAGTATTGCTCACCTTTGCTCTATGGTTCAAGATGTCAAAGCTTCTATTAGTAAATTAAATGAAAAAAATACTGACAGACTTATTGGCTGGGGCATTGGGATTATTAGTTTTTTAACTGGTTCAATTATCTATCTCTTAGCTAACTACGTTATTAAATGATCAAAAATACCCCGGAACTTGATAAATTATTTCGCAAAGAGTTTCCAGACTTATTTGCCAATCTTATATGGCAAAATGATGCTGGAGAATACGAAGTATTTGACCGTTATTTAATAACCCCAGAAAAACACGGATATCGAGTTTATTGTTCAGCTACAGATATAGGCCTGTTTAGTACTACAAAAACAGCACTAAGCTGGTGTATAGCTGACAAGTATACCAATTATAACTTAGCCAGGGATATATTAAAATTGGATAACAAATTGAGTTCATTAACTTCAGATATATCAACAAGAGCTAACCTAGCGGACCGTAGCAAACAGCCTTTATTTCGTGAAACAATAGAAACCAAGCTAGAAACCAAGATTATACACAAAAAACAAGTAGAGCAAGAATTAACCAAATGTGTCAATTATGCTAAATACTGTCAACAACGAGGATTTAATAATGAAACTGTTCGAACTGGCCGCACCCAAGCCATCAAAGCAAGCCGCTAAGGTATTTGAGAGTTATTTTGGTGACTCCATTAATGTAGACGTGATGTCTTCAAAACAAGCCCGTATGATGTTGAATAAAGTACGCAAGCTCGTAAATGAACATCGTCAAACATCAGCTTTTCATCATAGCGAAAAGAACCCAACTTATCTAAAGTTAATGATGATGGAGAGAGTATTGGCTACTAAAGTCAATGAAACTCCTACTGTTGCCGTTGGTTCAACCGCCGGTGCTGATCAAAATCAAAATAAATCAACTTCGGGTATGCCACCAGTTAATCCTACTGTGGCTGCTGGTGATGCTCTTAAAAAACAGCAACAGCAAGCTCAAGTCAATAACATTAGCGATCCTAAACTTAAGGCTGCTATGCAAAAAGCAACCAAGGGTCAATCATTAAATCCAGATGATCAACAATTAGTGGCACAGGCCGCTTTACAAACAGAAAGCAAACAATTGAGACATAGTTTATATAAAATTCTTCGTGAATCAGAAGTACAACAAGCACAAGTTGTGTTGGCCGCACAGGACATGGTAGATAATGTTCAAAAAATGAGCGAGCAAATTTCAAGTATGCAATTTAAAGATTTGCCAGCACTATGTGATCAAATTAAAAATCAAATTGGTGTTGATCAAGCAATGCAATTTAATACAGATGCTACATCTGCCCTTGCTGGCTTGTTGCAAAATTTACAAGGTGCTAAACAACAACTAGATCAAGCTCTTGGTGTTGTTACTGGTCAAGCTGCTCCTAGTATTCCCGGGCAAGATGAATTAGATGCTGACTTGGGTGCTGAGATGGGCGCCGATGTTGGAGCTGACTTAGGTGCCGAGATGGGTGCCGAAGAACTTCCACCAGAAGAACCAGAAGCTCCTGAAATGGGCGGCGCAGGCTTAGGTCGCGCTAAACGCTAAATGTTAATTTTTGAAGTAGAGAATCCAGAAACCGTTAACTCTGGTAAGCTCATGGCACTGACTCAATTCCTTGCTGGCCGTGCCGGCGATACTGATTCAAAAAAACAAATTTCTACTCAAGCCTTTATTGATTTAGCACAAAGTCTCGGCGTTAATGTTACAGCCGATACATTGGGCGACTTAATTGCCAAAGATCCTCTCAATAATGTATTACTTCCATACGAACCAAATTCGGGTGTAGTCAAATTCAAAGGCAATGATGATCCAAGCAATCAGCCAATGGATACTGATCAAGCAGAAAAAGTAGTAAGTTCAAATGCCAAAGCCGCTATGAAGCGTGGATTATCTAAATAAATCAACACTATAAAGTAGTTGACAATTAATTCAAAACTAAGTATAATTAATACAGTAGTATAAACAGAAAGTCAAAATAATGTCCTATTCAGATAAGGTAATTGATCACTATGAAAATCCAAGAAATGTTGGTAAGATGGATGCCACTGATAGCAGTATCGGCACCGGCGTTGTCGGTGCTCCTGCTTGCGGTGATGTTATGCGTTTACAAATAAGGGTAGAAGATGGAATCATACGAGACGCGAAATTTAAGACTTACGGTTGCGGATCGGCTATTGCGTCGTCGTCGCTCGTTACCGAATGGGTCAAGGGTAAAACGCTGGAGCAGGCAGGAGCAATTAAGAATGCTGAGATTGCAGAGGAACTCAGTCTCCCGCCGGTTAAGATTCATTGTTCGATCCTTGCGGAAGACGCTATTAAGGCGGCAATAGAAGATTACAAAAGAAAATTAAGAGGAGAGTAATATGTTTGGTGCGAATTATACAAATGATAACATTTTAAATTACAAATCAGCCGGAGAGATTAATGCGGCAATGGGCCGGGTCTACGGACACATGGGTTTGGCAATTATTACATCAATGGTTGTTAGCTTATTGGTTGCTAGTAGTCCTGGATTAATGGCATTTTTATTTACAGGTGCTTTAAAGTGGGTAATAATGTTTGCTCCATTAGTGGCTATTCTAGCAGTTAGTTTTGCCATGGAAAAGATGAGTAAAGGTACTTTACAAATTTTCCTACACGGCTTTGCCGCATTAATGGGATTAAGTTTTTCCACTATCTTTATTGTTTACCAACTAGGTAGCATTGTATCAGCATTTATGAGTGCGGCTATTTTGTTTGGAGTCATGAGTTTTTACGGGTACTTTACTAAAAAGAATTTAGATAGTATTGGACAATTTATGTTTATTGGACTTATTGCTATTATTATTGCTAGTATTATTAATATTTTTATTGGCTCAACTGTATTTCAAATGGTGATCTCGGCAATTGCCGTTATTGTGTTCCTTGGACTTACAGCATATGATACTCAAAAAATTAGAGATATGGTTAGTGTGGACAACGATGGCAAAGCCGAAATTATGGGCGCACTTACTTTGTATTTAGATTTTATTAATTTGTTTTTGTCATTGTTGCAACTATTTGGTGGGCGCAAAGAAGAATAAATGATTACAGTATCGGACACCGCCGCTAAAAAGATCAAAGCCAATCTTGAAAAGCGAGGCAAGGGCATTGCTATCCGTATAGGTATCAAAACTACGGGGTGTTCGGGTTTTGCCTACATAATGGAATATGTAGACAATCTTACAATTGACGATATATTAATTTCAGATAATAATACAGTTATTGTAACCGACCCCACATCATTGCCAATGGTAGCTGGTATTACTGTGGACTATGTACGCCAAGGACTCAATGAAGGATTTGAATTTATCAACCCATTAGAAAAAGACCGTTGCGGTTGTGGCGAATCCTTTCGGATATAACAAGGTTGACAACCTCGCAGTAGGTTGCTATACTCAATACAATGTACAATCCAAAATTTGCGTATCACGAATTATCCCGCACAAGCGAAGAAGGTCGACGCTTATATCTTACTCCAGATGGTAAAAAGGTTCCTAGTGTAACTACGATCCTTAGTGCTACCGAACCAAAAGAAAAAAAAGAAGCACTTCAAAACTGGCGCAAACGAGTCGGAGTAGACAAAGCTCAGGCAATTACTACAGAAGCCGCTAACCGTGGTACTAGAATGCACACCTATTTAGAACGCTATATTAAAGAAGGAGCCATGCCCGACCGTGGGTCAAATCCTTTTGGATGGGCAAGTCATGCCATGGCACAAACTGTTATCGATAATGGTTTAAAAAATGTAAACGAACTTTGGGGTGTAGAAATCCCGTTATTTTTCCCCAGTTTATATGCTGGTACAACTGACGGTTGCGGGATTCACATGGGCAACGAAAGTATTATAGATTATAAGCAAACAAATAAACCTAAAAAACAAGAATGGATCAAGGACTATTATCTACAACTGGTAGCCTACGCCCTAGCACACAACGAAGTTTATAAAACAAATATTCGCAAAGGTGTTGTGCTAATGTGTGTAAAACCTGAAACTGATGAGCTAGGGAATTTACTTACAGAACCCCAATACCAGGAATTTACGCTGGAACCTAGCGATTTTGATTACTGGGAACAGGAATGGTGGAAACGATTAGAGCTCTACTACACGATTAGCTAAATACTGTATAACAAGGAATACAGTAAATGGCAATAGTGCAAATCTCCCAGATTACCAACCGCTTAGGTTTAAACATAGATTTACCCCAATTAGCGGGTGCTGAATTAGGTTGGTCCACAGATACTCGTCAACTTTATATTGGCAACGGCACTTTGGAACAAGGTGCTCCGGTTATTGGCAATACTGAAATTTTAACAGAATTTTCAGATATTATAAGTTTAGCGGCTGCCTATACTTACAAAGGAACTGCCGCAGGTTATATAGTACAAACTGGACCAACTCCCAGTAGCCCAATTACATTAAGTCTACAGACTTGGCTAGATCAATTTGCCACAGTAAAAGATTTTGGTGCAAAAGGAGATGGATTAACAGACGATACCGCGGCTATCAATCGCGCATTGGATCAATTGTATTGCCAACAAAATAATGTACAGATACGGAGAGCTTTATTTTTCCCAGCTGGAAAATATATTATAAGTGGCCCAATTAATATTCCGCCGTTTGCTACTTTGTATGGCGAAGGTCCACAAAACTCAATCATTCAGATGAAACTTTCAGGCGGAGCAGGAACTTGTGTAGCTCAAACCGCCGACAATAGACAACAAACTGGTATTAATATTGGTAACGGCGGAGCAACTACTCCCACTGATATCAATATTATAAACATGGCATTCCAAACATTAGATGCCACCAAAAATATATTCTTAGTCAACTCTGCTACCAATTGTATATTCCGTGCTGTAAGTTTTATAGGTGCCAGCACAACAAGTACTTTAATTGACGATTTGGCAGATACAAGCGGAGCAGTATTGGTTAGTGATGTTGTTACTACACGGGATATTCTATTTGATGGTTGCAGATTTAGTGGCGCAACATACGGTGTTAGTGCTAATCAAGCAACCAAAGGTGTAACTATTAATAATTCTTATTTTAATGTGTTATTTCGAGGTGTGTCTTTAAGTACAAGTGGCCCTACTGGAATCCGTATAACAAACAATGTATTTGATAATATCTATAGTTGCGGTGTCATATTTAATGGAGCAAGTCTTAATGCTACAGGCTATAATATTTTTTATGATGTAGGTAATCATTTCCAAGGGACTGCTAATCCATCGGTGCCTGTAATTATATTCCAAAGCGATAACAATGTTAGTATTGGCGACATGTTTGAACGAACAGATGTGTATGCCGAAGGATATCCTAGAATCTATATAGGTACTACTCTTAGTATTTCAACTACTAACGGGTCACAATTACAATTAGGTACAAAAGTAATTGCGTCGGGCCGAGATGCTACACTTCAAGATAATATTCTTCCTTTAAACCCTGCTACTATATTCACTCTTGATACTACCCACACAAGTTCCAGCTTTAAGATAGATTATTCTACTACTAGAATTGGTAATTTGACAGGTTCTGGCAATGTTTCTGGTTTTAGAACTGGTACATTATGGGTAACAAGCAACATAAATGGTAATGTCGAATATATGGATGACTATACTGAAAATTATCCTATTGGTGTTGAATTATTAGCGGTCCAAACTGCTAACACATCTATTGTTAGGATAGAATACACTTCTTCGGTTGGCTCCCCGTCTACTTTTAATTACTCTACTTCTTATTTTAGCTCTTAATGTGGCATAAAGACTTTGCCAACAGGTTAGAGTCCTGGGCTGAACTTCGCACTCAAAATCAAGAGCTTCCATTGGAAACAGCTCTTCAAAATATAAATGATTATTGGCAAGAATCACCTTGGCAACCTTATTATCTACATTGGGATGATCAGCCAAATTGGCCCGACCCATGGCAGCTTTTGAGCGATAATCTTTTTTGCGATCTTGCTCGCGGGCTGGGAATCCTGTATACTGTAAGTATGTTAGAACATAAGGATTTGGTGTCATATGAGTTGATTTTGGCAGAGGATGGCCGTAATTTAGTCTTAGTTAATAAATCAAAATATACACTTAATTGGGAAGGTTCAGTCCTAGTAAATACTCCACTAGTCGGTAAAGCAAAAAGACGATTTATCAACGCCAACATATAATAGAAGTATAAGTACAAAACCAAATAATAAAACGAGAGTTAGATGACGCAAATTACAGTAGTTAAAAGAAGCGGTGTAAAAGAACCACTACATATTGATAAATGGCAGGCACAAGTTGCTAAAGTTTGCAAAGGCATTGCTGATGTAAGTCAGTCGATGATTGAAATTAAAGCCCAGTTACATTTTTATGATGGCATTACAACAAAAGAAATTGATGGGATTACTTTAAGAGCTATTGTAGATCTTATTGATGTAGAATCTAATCCAGATGTTGGTCATACAAATTATCAATATGTAGCCGGCAAACATCGATTATCGATGTTACGCAAAGACGTTTACGGTTCCTATGAAGTGCCACATCTTTATGAAATTGTAAAGAAAAATGTAGCTACCGGCTTGTATACTGCAGAACTTCTCGAATGGTACACAGAAGAAGATTGGAACAAGATGAATGATATGCTTGACCATGATAAAGATGAAGGATATAGTTATGCAGCAATTGAACAGCTTATTGAGAAGTATCTTGTACGCAATCGCGCTACGAAGGAGATCTATGAGACTCCTCAAATTAGGTATATGGTCGCGGCCGCTACGGTCTTTCATAAGGAAGAGCCTCAATCAGCACGTATGCGTTTCATCCGCGAGTATTACAACTGTGCGTCAGATGGTCTATTTACTCTTGCTACACCTGTGTTGGCTGGTCTTGGCACTCCAACTAAACAGTTTTCTAGTTGTGTGCTTATCCGCAGTG